AGTCGATAGAAATAATAAATTTACCATGTAATTCTGGTTCCTTTTCTACTTCATCTAAGAATGCCATAATTTGATTACGGCAATTTTCTACAGTATCTACTGGTACATATTTTACATTTGATGTATCAAGACCAACGTTTTCTGCTCCTTCGTTCTCTACAGCAATCTCTGTATCAAAGATTACAGGTATCATTCCTTTACGCTGAGCGTTTGCTAAAATTTTATTTAAAATAAATGTCTTACCGCAACCAGAGTCTCCAGCGAATATAGTAATTCGCCCTTTAGGTACTCCTCCGTATATAGAACCAGATACTATAGAATTTAAAACTAAACAACCAGTATCAATCCATTCAGTTACGTTACTAAGAGTATTATCTCCTAAAGTAGTGGCGTTCGAATTTAACTTTTGTAATTTAGCAAAAGCTTTATCAGCGAGAGATGACATAATTATTTCTCTTCAAATAATGTTACTTCAGGAACTTCTTCTTCAAGAGCTTCTGTTGTACCTGCAGGGTTTGGTTCTTCTGTAGTATTTATCTTCGCATAATAATGCTGTAAGATTTTATCAGAAATATCAATTTCTACCTCTACAAATTGAGAATCTTTATAAACAAAAACAGGTGCTTTGCCGTTAGAAAATTCTGTAAAAAATAGAGGCATAACGTCTACCTTCATGTTTGCAGCATCGTTAGGAGTCACCATAATCATAGCTGGTGATTTAACTTTAATAGAGTTTTTTGTACGAGACTCTAGTTCTCCAAAACATGTCCTACCTATACTATCAATGTATGTGATAATGTCCATGTAAGTATTATAGACCACTAAAATTAATTTGCAACATCTACTTTAAAGAAATCAAATAAATCTACATTTACTGCTTGACCAGGCTTAAATGACTTCCAATTCACGTTTTCATAAAACCTATCAATAACACTATAAACAATCTTGTCGAACATTTTCTCGTAGTCTATTTTAAAGTCCTGCTCGAATTCTTGAGGTAAGTCATACTTAAAGCCTAAACTATTTAAACCAAATTTATTAGGAGTTACAGTGTAAAAATATCGTATTTTATCACCTGAACTAATACTTTCATATTTTTTATCAATACCATAATGCTCTAAAAGCTTATTGTAATATATAGAGGACTTAACGTGAATCGGTGTTCCTTTTTTGACCTGCCAATCTTTAGTATATATACTATATTTTTCATATTCTTTAACTCCCATTACAAATGCAATATCTTTAATAGGTAATGACTTAAAAATTTCATAGGTCTCTTCGAACATTTCGTTTGTACTATTTTGGTTTTCAGTCATAATCATATGCTCAATAATTTTCTTAACATATGGCTTGATTGCATTAGGCATAGTGGTCCTAACTACCTCTACCCCAGTGTATTTAAATTTATTACAAACTACTCCTTCATCGTCAAGTTTATGTAACACGTAACGTTTCTTCTGTAGAAAAATACCTTTATCACAAATAGACTCTCTCTTAAAAACAAACCTAGGGTCCTTAGTTAATAAGGTATCTCTTGCCCATTTTTCAATATGAACATTTAAATCATCTTCAATATCTTGTACTAATTTATATACTCGATCATCAATTTTATTATTATCATGCAAGGGTATACCTAAATGTTTTAGTATAGGTGTTATAGTACAATAAGAGCTATCTGTATCATTATATATGATTGGGTCGTTATTATCTAATTCTTTTTCAGACAGACCAGTAATTTTTTTGATATAGTTTCTTAATATAATATTACTTTGTTTGATTACATCTCTTCCAGTTAACGTAATTGATCTCGCGATGTCTCCATCTCCCATTTGAGATATTTTATTACCAAAATATCCGTAAATCCTATTAATAAGAATTTTTAAAGTAAACTGCCAAATCCAAAGCTGATCAATTTTGAATTGCATATCTTTCATATCTTCCTCTATTTTGATACGCTTTTTATTATCTGTTTCCTTTTCTAATTTTAATGATAATTGATGCAAATCCTCTCGAGCCTCGTTCCATTCCTGTTTTTTTACTTTCCGTATATCATAGAAGTGATCTGTAATTCTAGGGAAGATACCTTTAGTTTTTTGAGAGAAAAGTTTTTTTGCTCTAGTAACTGCAATCTCGTTTTTAGTACACCATTTGTTGAAATCTTCATAAGACATTTCAATATCCTTGTTATTGACTGTCTTTACAAACACCTTACCATTATCTGTACCAACAATGCTACCCACTTTAGTTTCTGGACTCAAATTTAGAGTTACCATCACGCTAGGGTATAGTGAATTAGCATCAAATGATATAACATTATCTTGAAATCCTCGTTGAGGTTCTCCTACATAAGCCCCTTCATATTTTTCAGTTCTATCATCCCCTTTGACGAAAGTAGGTATAACTCTAGGCGGGTCCTGTTTGCGAGCTTCTACTATTGCTCTACCGTTAACGGTACTAATAGTACCTAAAGCCGCATTAAATGGAGTTAACCCGATATATGACAACATTCGAGCTAAATCCATATACATTAACTTTTCTTCAAGCCGTACAAGCAGCCGAACGTCATGTATATTATAATCAACAAACTTGTCCCAATCCTCTATAGACAGGGTAGCAAGGTTAGTTTCTCCTATATCTACCTTGTTCTCTCCTAGTTCTATATGAGCTATGTTATCTAACTTATAACTATCTCTCATACCCATGCTGAAGGTTTTATACACATCTAGGTAATCAAGCATTGATACTCCTTCTACTACATATTTTGTAGTAGTCATGCCGAAATTACCACGATATACTCGCTGGTATATTGGCTTCATAATCTCGTCATGAACAGGAGAAAACAATCTTGTAGCATCTTCTCCGAGTAAATTTCTGACTCGATTTATTACATACGGAACATCAAATATTTCACTATTCCACCCTGATAGTATGTCAGGTCGATCTTCACAATAAAAGTCTAAAAACTTCTGCAGTAAATCAATTTCGTTTCTACAATGTACATAAACTACGTCATCGGTTTTAGGGGTATATGGATTTATTCCCCATGTATAATATTTCTTTTTAGCAGTATCATATATGGTAATAACATTTATCATATGACTTGCTTCTTCAGGTTTTGGAAATTCATCCGGGGAGTATGTCTCGATATCAAAAAACCATATCTTTAATGGAAATTTGCTGAAATCATTAGATTCATTTACTTCCCAAAATCTATCTACAAGAAATTGTTGATAGGGAGTAATATTCTCATAAATTTTATGATCATTTAAATCTTCAATTTTTTTGCGTCTATCGAGATTACTATTTGCGAAGACTTTTCTTAATTTAGTACCATATAAAGACACTCCATCATATCTATTGGAATTTGTCTCATGATAAAAATATGGCTGGTAAGGGCAATCTGTCTCTATTCTCTCCCCGTTCTCATCCCAAGTATAGAGTCTCATGACTCGTTGATTAGGTATGTATGCTAAGTTCCTATACACTTCATTAAGTATAAAGGATTATTGAAAATAAATCAAGTAATTCCGTTTTCAAGATTGAGCAGCTTACGTTCTTTACTGGCATATGGAAAAGAATAAAGCTCTGAATAATAATCGATATTTGTTTCCATCCATCGCTTATCAATATAACTTCTAGCTTTTTTAACTTCTTTTAAATATTTTTTCGTATCTCCTGTTATTAATTTAACTTTATTAATTAAATCATCTCCAGTTTTAAACTTATGAAAAGCTGTTTCATAAGTACATAAGTCTTGACAAATAGAAGGAATACCGAACGCGCAAGCTTCAATAAACTTTAAATCGCTTTTTGCTTTATTAAAATTACTATCTTCAAGAGGGGCATAAAAAACAGTGGCTTTTAATTTACTTATATATTCAGGATACTCTACTAGATTAGACCATTCATGATATTCAATTTTCTTTTGGTGAATTAAATCTCTTAAAGTTAATGGGAAACCACCTACAAATACCCATTGAAAATCATCTACTGTTTCACGGATAATTTCATTTACATGAAAAAAATCATCTTTTTGTCCGATTTTATTTTCAACATCAAAATGAGCACCACTACCACAATATACTACTCTGGGTTTACCTTTAAACTTTTGATAATTATTTCTTATTTCTTCTAAGTTATAGTATCTATCCATCCAGAATCTCGGTATAAAATTAGGTATAACTGTTACATTTTTATTGCCAGTTTTTTCTATATAGTAATCTTTCATGAATTTATTTGTAACGGTAATTTCATCACAAATTTGCATAATATTCATACTAGTTTTTCTAATGCTAGGGTCTTCAAAAGCAAACCTAAATTTGTTATAATGAGGTATATCCTCATTAAAAATTAAATCATCTATTTCATATACTATCTTGAATCCACATTCAGGTTGTATTTGTTTCAACCATTTAATATAAGACAATTGACTCTCAGTAGCTTGTCTCTGTATACGTATAGTTTTAATACCTTTATAAAAATTTTTATCCCCTACCATTACAGTACCACCTTGTACATTAGCTTTACCATAACAATTAAGTAACAATTCAGGCCATATCATTCTCCAGTGACCGCATCCAGAATAATCTGCATAAAAATTTATACCTCTAGTTAAATCTGGTGCAGAATGAGTCTGCATTTGAGCAGTTACTTTACCTTTATGATTGTATGGTACTGACGCTGGAGTAACTCCACGCTGCAAACCTGCCATGAGTGGGTTGTTTGAACTAAACGGTAATGCTGCTCCAGGTTGTTGAAAAGGGGTAATCACTATATAAATTTATTCAGTTTTATCAAGTAAATCCACTCTTGTAGTTATACCATTTTTCTTCTCTAAAATAACTACATCTCCTGTTGCAGCTTTTGCAGATTCTTTTCTATGAGAAATTATATAAATACTTTCACTGTAAGTATCAACTCGCTCTTTTATTATATTAAGTACTAACTCAACTCCTTTTTCATCTAAAGAACTATCAAGAAGCTCATCAAATATAACTAAGTTGTATGCTATATCTCCTTGTAATCTTCTCATATCCATAAAGGTAAATAAAATTGCTAAATCAATATTTTTTCTTTCTGCACCTGAGAAATTAAAATAAGAACAATCTTCTCCTTTTTCGTTAACTATTTCTTCTTCAAAATATTCATTAAATCTACAAATACAGTTTGCATCCATTTTTTGTAGATAATATAATAACCTTTTATTTAAGACATCTAATATTTTCTTTACAATAAAAGATTTAACTCCTTCTTCAGATAAAATATATTTTACTACTTCTAGTATAGATAAATCTTTATGAATAGAAGTAGACGCTTCTTCTAGTTCTTTTACTTCTGCTAAATTAAGATTTATTTTATTATTTAATTCTTGTATTTCTATACTAGTTTCTCGTTGTTGTAAATCTTTTAGTTCATTATTATTTTTATCTAAATCTGTATTTAAATTTTGTATATATGATCTTGTTAATTTGTTATTATTATTAACTGTTTTAATATTAGAAATATATTCATTAATTTGATCTTGAGCTTTTAAATTATTTTGTTTTAGCTCTTTTATAGTTGTAATTTGTTTATTTAAACTTTCAATATCTTCTTTACAATTTTCTATATCTTTATGTATATTTTTCTTTTCATTATCAATATGCTCTCTATCATTACTAGTAATCTGATGCAAGCATGTAGGGCATACGTCTTCCCCGGTTCCGATATTATTTAATTTTTTAGTATGAAAATCTATTTCTGTTTCATGTCTTGTAATTTTAGTTTTAACAGCCGATAGTTGAGTAGATATATTAGTAATTTTTTCATTTATCTCTTTATATTTTTCTTTACTTTTTTCAAATAATTCTTTATTAATAATTTTAATTTTAGATTTATTTTCTTCTACTTCTTCTTTTATTACATTAATTCTAGTTAATATTTTATCTCTTTGTTCTTTTACATTACTAATAATATTATCTTTTTGTTCTTTTAGTAACGTACATATATTATTTGCATGATCATAATCTTTTGTTATATGTTCATATTTTTTTTGTACTTCATTAAACTCAGATCGAGCAGTTAATAACATCTCTGAAAATATTTCTAAATTTAAAATACCTTCAATAAATTTTCTCTTTTCAACTTTACGTTGAGCCATAAAGGGTAGAGTTGTATTAAGAGACATAATAACACAATTCTGAAACACTTCAGGAGAACTGTTAAGTATTTTTTTTATTTTTTTATTTGTATTAGGTATAGTACTTTCAGTGAGATCAATATCATCTACATAAAGATAACATTTCGTAGGTTTTAATTTACGAACAATTCTAAAATGTTTAACTTTATTATTCTCATTTACATAAAAAGATAATTCTACATATGTATTTTTTTTATTAATAGAATTAACTATAAAATCCTTAGATAGTTCTCGAATAGTTTCTCCGAAAATTGCAAAATGTATCGCATCAGCAATTGTTGATTTGCCTACACCATTTCTCCTATCTT